GACGAGCATAGCAGACGCCTGCGGTGACAGCTCGCCTTTGAGGGCGACTGTGACCTTCGGCATGACCGGCGCGGGTGGAGAGCCGGCTCCCGGTGTGCCCGGTGCGGGCGCCTTCGGGATGAAACGATCGGGGTCGGTCTCGTCACCCAGGCGTTTCATCGTCTCTTTGATAAGTTCGATGTTGGCCTGCGCCGACGCAGTGTCGCCCGCCGCGAGCTGCTGACGTATCTCCGCAATCGTCTGTTTGATGATCGGCAGGAGGGTTGCCCATGCCTGTTGGTCAACCGGCGCTTTCGGCTTCCCGGTCGTACCTGCCTGAATCTGGACTTCCACCAGTGTAAACAGGTCTTCGATGGACATGCCGTAAGGCCAGAATGCCTGCTTGCCAGCAATCCGCATCGCCTCCTGCGGCAACAAACACTGAAGGGACTGCTCGGCTGTGTACTGAGCCAGCTCGGTCAGCATTTCCTCCAGATAATCACGATCGCTGCTCGTGCGAGCATTCGTGCCCTGCTGTTGAATCGTAGCTTCGGTGGCAGTGCTCGGGTTACCCGGTTTGTTGATGGCCGCGCTCAGAGCCTCTTGTACGCCGGAGATACGCTCCATGTCGCTGAGGATGTAGGTGGGGTCATACAAACGCGGGTCGATGCCCTGGACGGGCTTCGCAGCGAATACGTTGGCAAGCGGCACGGCCGGATCGCTCGGTTTGAGCGCCGTGTACTCCTGATGCTTGCTCTTTTCCAGTTTGCGCGCCTCGGTGTCGTCGAGCTGCGTCGCATTGAACAGCACGCCAGGAATCGAGCGCTCGCGCGTCAACCGGAAGTTGGATCGCGTCGCGCTGTACTCGTCCTGAAGCTTGTAAAGCCTCCAGGCGAGCGACTGAGCGTGCCTCTGGCCATCTACTTCGTAGAAGGCGAGGTAAAAATACGGGTAGAACCGCGATGTTGGGTACGGCGGCTCGAATGGCTCCTTCGCCCAGCAGTCAACACCCTCGATCATGGTGCGGATGTGCTTGTCGCGACGGTCCCAAATCTCAACAACATGCAGGAATGCCTCCTGCTCGGAGCCAGATTGGCTCGGGCTGAAGGTCTGCGCGCTTTCGGCGGTCATCGTACCCTGCGGCAGCGCGTTAGAATTCTCACGAGTCGTGAGTTCCTTCGGCTCCTGCTGGTAATACTTCTTCGCCGTCTTCAGGTCTTCCGGCTTCAGGCGCGGGAATCGCTCCAAAGCCTCCTCGCAATCGATGAACGACTCGTCGCCAATCCAGTTGGCGTTAACGTAGTCCTCGATCTGCTCGACATCGGTCGAAACTTGGATGCGCTCGGTGCGAACGTAGTCGATGGCAAACAGTTTGTTGACTGCTACCTCGATTTTCGACTCCAACTCCTCGATCAGCGCTTCCTTCTCGGCCTTCTCAGCCTCCAGCGTCTCCTCACTCTTGCCCTGCGGGTCTTCGAGGAGCGCAATCTGCGCCTGGAGCCGCGCGACAGTCTCACGCGCATCATTCAATGCCTGCTCCGTCTCGGGCTGCGGTGTCTTTTCGCTGAAAAGGTTGCACTTCAACCAGCCCTCGGCCGTGCTGAGCACGCCGCGAACCTGTTTGCGAGCCGCCTTCTTCAACCGGCCCTTGCGCCATAGATGCGAAATAACAATCTGGAGCGTCAGCGCGAACGCTTCCATCTGTTGAGTGTCGGTCTCATCGACCTGAGTCGCCTTTTTGACACTGACATCAGGGTCTCGCGCGTAGAGAAGCGCGACGAGGATGTCAATGAAGGCGCCAATGAGGTTCGTGGTGACGGCCCATGATAGGTCAGAAGTGCCAGCAGCATACTGACGATCAATGGCAACCTGCTTGCGGAAGTTCTCATCGAATTTCCTCGCTTTCTCCCATGCCTTCCACAGCTTTTTGACGAGCGCAGCCTCTTTCGGGTCGCGCTCGACCTTCTCGCCCTGCTGTTTGAGGGTGTTGTTGCCCTGCATTCCGCCGTTGGCGTTCTGCTGAGGGTCCGACGTGATGCCGGCGAAGCCGCCCGAAGGGCCGCCGCTCACGCCGTCTGTGGAAGTGTCAGCCATGTTAGGTCACCACGGGATGATCGTTGACGGAGTGTGGCTTGGTAGTCCGCCCACTCGAAGTAGGATCGCCCGGTTGCTCGCCGTTCACCAGCGGGCTCGGCACCGAGGGATTCCGGGTGTAGCTGAGCACCTGTGTCTGCCGCAGATTCGCTTGCCGAATCGCGTCCGCAACAGACGGCAGAGGGTTTGCCTCCGCCTTCTGCTCAGCAGTCGGAGCCGGCTCATCAACGTAGCGCGGCCCGAATCCAGGCACGTGGATAATCATTTCGCCTGTCCTGTGTACTTGTACGGTTGGGTCGATGGCGGCAAGCCAGGGTGCTGCGCCGAATACGAGCCGCCGCTCGGCAGAGTCAGCATGAAATCCGGCCGCTGCCCAGGATGACTGGTGTGATTCGGCACAGTGGGCAGGTTCGCTACGAAGTTCGCAGGGAAACCTGGGGTTGATACAGTGGCCATGTTGGAATCCTCAAACTGGTGTGTCGGTCGTGTCTGTTGGATTGACGGGCACGCCGGGTGCAGTGTCGTTACACGACACTGCGAGCTGGTCAGCCGGGTCAACCGTTGTTGGCGAGTTCGAGCTGGCCGGCGCGATAGCAGGAGGACCGCCCGGCTGTCCTGCCGGAATCGAGTCATCGACGGGTCCTATGCCTGGAACGTAAGTAATCATGAGAAGTACCTCACTGCGGGTCGCTGCTCGCCTTCGTATTCGAGCCATTGCGCGCTATAAGGTATCAGCATGGGCTTCGCCTGCACAACTGGCACCGCCGCGTCGAACATTTGGTCAAGCCCGCGTCCGATCAGGCCGCACACGTCGGCCGCGTCATCCCACCGGCCGCCAGGAAATTTGATGAGCTGGTCGATGACCCGCTCCCACCAGGGTTCCCCCAACGGGCCGTACACCATTCCGTTGGCTACCATGCCGTGAAACGCCTGGAGCTTCAAACCCTTGTCGAGAATTGACGGCAAGCCCTCCAACACTGTGAAAGTGCGCGTGCGGCGCATTTCCTTGCGTATCCAGGGCGCGATTGACTTGTCGATTAGGCCGCCCTCGTGCCACCACTTCATTGGCTTCCAGGCACGAACCAACTTAAGGAACGCCTCGACGCTTTTGTCGGTCTCCGCCTGCTTGCTCCACCATGCACGCGCAAACAACCGGCCCTGGCTGTCGATGCTCCAGACGCCATGCTCGGTATAGTCGGGCTCCTTCTTGCCCTTCTGTGGCTCCATCGTGCCGTAGTCGCTCGCGCCGTAGTTGCGCAGGTAGCGGGGCAGCGCGATTGCGCCGTCGTAGTTGCCGTACATCGTCATACAGGTGCAAGCCTCGGATCGTAGTAGCGAAACATATCACGCTGGAAGTGAATACCAGTGAACGGCGCCGGCCGCTGTTGGTACAACGCAGCCCAGGTTCGCGCAGCTCGCGGGTTGTCGCGCCACGTTGACCAGTGTTCCCGTGGGAACCACTCTGGCCAGAGGAACTGGCCCGGCTTGCGCCCGAGCACGTCGTCCTGGCGCTCCGCCTCGGCCGGAATGCATAGCACCTTCCATGTCTGCCCGTCGCGGCATTTGATGAAGCCCGACTCCCCTGCGTAATCAGCGGGGAGGATCGCGCCGGCAAGATCGTCCTCGTGCCAACGTGTTTGAATGATGATGCACCACATATGCGGCTTCGCGCGGGTCATCACCGTGTCGATGTATTCGTTGTAAATCTTCTCGCGGATCGTGGCGGAGTCAGCTTCCTCGCGGTTGCGCACAGGGTCATCGATCACTACGCCGTCCGCTCGGTTTCCCGTAATACCGGCGAGCAACCCCGCGCTCATAAGTGCAGAACCGTTGGTCAAACTCCAGTCGTCCACGGCTCTCTGGTCGTCGAGTAGCAATGGCCTCGCGGGCCAAAGCGCAGACCAACGAGGGTCTTTGCAGATCGTCCGAACTTTTCGAGATTGCTTCGCAGCAATGCTGGAACCATACGACGCCAGGATAATCTGTTGGTTTCGTTTCCGGCCGAGCGCCCAACTTACACCAACCACACTTGCATAGGTCGATTTGGCGCTTCCCGGTGGGGCGAAGATCATCAGTCGGCCGCGTGCTGTCTCGATACACTTCTGTATCTCCATCATTATGATGTAGTGGTGAAGGGCGATGCGCGATTCGATCGGCGTATAAATCGGATCGGGTGTCAGGCGCGTGATGAGCTTGCCGCCGCCCACTGGCTTACCATCCGCGTCAAACTCGACATCTTCCTCCTCGTCGAGAAAGTCAACAGTCGGCACACCAGGGATTTCGATTGCCTGGGAATACTCCGCGAGGGATGCGCGGGCGCGCTGGCGACGGAGTAATTCCGTCGCCGCTGTTTGTGCTGTTATGGGCTCCATGACGGAGCTTATAGCAGAAGCGGGTCGATCGGCTCAAATTCCGCTTCGATGACCGGTTCAATGTCCGGTTCGGGCGCCGGCAGGGATGGCAACCTTTCCTCGGCAATAATAGCCAAAAGCGCTTCGTCCTCCATCTGCGCGAGCTGCGCGGCCATGCGCCTCGTGGCCGGGACGGAAATGACAGCCTGAGCGGCCTTGCCGTGCCCACGGTCGAGCAGGGTTTCCGCCGCACGGAGGCGGTCCTTCGCCTCCGTGAACGGGTCGATCATAATGTCGCGAATCGTGGTGATCGCCTCGTCGGCGTACTCACGGGCTCGCGCATCGGCGCTTTTGGATGTGGTGCTCATGGAAGGTAAGAGTAGCCCGGTGGGTCGTCGCTGAGCAACTTCCGCGCCCGCTCCTGGGTTTGCAGGTCGCTCCGCCGAGCGCGCTCGCAATGGCCGGGCCAGAAGCGCTCCAGGCCATCGCCAACACGCCAGAGAAACCAAAGCTGCCATCGTGCGAGCTTCATCGCGCGCAGCGCGTCCTCCGCGATCTTGAGCGACGTGCCATT